AGAAAACAGCCCAAGCCCATGAGGTTGAGCAAGAAGGCGAAGCTACAGATCATCATAGAGATCCTGACCAAGCAACCCGGCATACACCTGAAAAGAGGGTTCCAGGTGCAGCTAAGAGAGCAGTTCAACGCGCTATATAACACCAGATTATCGGTAGGATACACGAGCGAACTGGTAAAAGAGGCACTGGAGAGCCTGGAGAGGGCTAAAACCTATTTACACAGTAAGCGCTGGTACATGCTGCAACACCAGCGATTGTATGAGGAGGAGGTCAAGGCACAAGATAAAAGGGGGCAGAAGGAGACGCTTCGGGATATGGAGAAGCTGGACGGGCACCTGGTGGACAAGCATTCGATGGAGATTGTCGACACGCCGGAGGGCAAGGCGCTGGAGGATTTCTTTGACAAGAAGACGGGGAAGAAGAAAGCGGCAAGTTAAACGCGGGAGGGGATAGTGAGCAGGACAAGGATGAGCATGATGGTGGTGGACACGGGGATATGGATCGCGGCGGTGATCTGGACGGTGGGCCAGCTGGGGGCGATGTATCTTGCGAATGAATACGTGGCAACTCCGGGGGAATATCTGATACTCTACGTAGCGAACGGCGCCGCACTCTATGCGAGGCGAGCGCTGATTCATTTAAGGGACGGCGAATAACGCGGGAGGGTGACATGGGAAAGAGCAGGATGCAGAAGCTGGAGGATCGGGTAGCGTGGCTGGGGAAGTTGATGGTGCTGGCGTTGGGGCTGGTGGCGCTGACCGGGCTGATGGTCTTGATCGACCGCATCAACGAGAATGTTGTGGAGACGGAAGCTTACATGATTGCCGAGCACGTGTCCGGGCCGGACGTGCTGCTTTCTGAAGCGGCGCCCACCGAGCCAGTGACCGACGCCCTGGCCATAGCCTCGCTGAAGGACTACGCCGGCTTGGAGGCCGAGCGGATGGCGAAGATGGCAGCCGCGCTGATGGGGCTGGGAGGGAGATACACGGCCGAGTGTGCTGCGGAACACAAGCCAGAAACCAACAGCGCGATAATGACTTATTCCATTACGTGGTATCGGCAGCCAAACTGGGGCGAGGAAGCCAAGGACAAAGCCGACCTGGGAATCTCGAAGACGTGGTCGGGCGCGAGCTGGTCCGAGTGCATCCAGAAGATGCTGGCGTGGAAGCAGGGGGGTGAGTGATGGATCTTGGAATAGTGCTAGCGCGCGAAGCAAGAAGGAAAATGCGCGAATTTGTGAAAAAGACCGACTCAATGATTATAGACCTGATGCCATTAACTCACGCTGAGGTGCTGTGGTTGGCCAGCAAGAAGGGCAAACGCATAAGACTCGTCTTTGCGAAAACCGGAAGCCGCAAAGAGAAAACACATGATGTAAGCAAGACGGTGCTGGAGGTAAAGGCTATGGGAATTGAAACGAAAGGGGTTGAGTGATGGCCAAGTGGGAAGACCAGCAAAGAACTCCGAAGCTGGCGACCAAGGAGGTTGACGCAGAGGAGATACGGCGCCGGGTAGAAGTTATAGGAGGAGTCAAGCTAACTGGCCAGGCCAGAGAATTGACGAACGCACTGCCCGGGGTGATTCAGGAGATAGTTGCTGAGCAGATAGGCAAGCCGACGGCGATGGTTATGACCAACGAGCAGGTGGACGAGCTGGAGCGCCGGGAAAAGGCCAGGGCGAGGACAGAGCTGCGCGACCAGTTCGCGGCCGCGGTGCTGACGGGCTTGCTCGGGCTTCGCAAACCGGCATCAGTGGTTGACGACAAGAAGTTGGCCAAAGAGGTATACAAGATAGCCGACGCGATGCTGGCAGAGCGCGAGAAGGGAGGCAAGGGATGATAGGCTGGCGCATAGCCTGCTGGTGGCGCCGAACCTGGTGCGGCATCAAGGGCCACGACTGGACGCGCTGGTTTGACCTGGCTTATGATCAGCAGGGCCGGGCATGTGAGGGGTGTGGCAAGGTGAGATATAGGAAACGTCCGAAGGGAGCCAAGACATGATCGGCAACGAGCAAGAAGCGCCCGACGTGCTACGGGACAAGATGGTGATGGACCAGGTGGAGGAGCTGCGCAACCTGCTAGAGGAGCGCGGCGTCGGCAAGGTGATCAACTACGCCTCAGACATGATCGTCAACCTGCGGATCGAGCTGGCCAAAGCTCAATTCGTCAAGCCGACCAAGTTGGATCCAGGCACGAAGCCGGACCTTGGCGTCCACAGGAAGGACGGAGTGCGAGGGTGAGGAAGGGGCCGCGCACAGTGATCTGCCCTTACTGTTACCAGAGAACGCGGCTAGACCAGGTGGTGATGAAGGACGGGGTAAGGTATTATAAATGCCACGAGTGTGGTAAGCTAATCAGGGAGGGAGAATGATGATGAAGACCAAAGCGCAGGTAGGAGTGACGGTGATGTTCGTGTTGGTGGTGGTGTTGTTGGTGGTGGGGGCGCTGGGCTGTGTGAAGTCACAGGCGCGCAACAATCCCTTTGACCCGGCCGTGGTGACGCCGACGCCGGAGTGAGGACATGGGCATCGAGGTAATCCAGGCGGAGGTAGAGGCCGGGGAATACAAGACGATTGAGAAGGGATCCAAGTGCGAGCGGCGGGCGATCGGCCTGGTGGTCAGGGGGATCACCAGAGAGGGCAAAAAGCTGGAGCGCCAGCTGCTGATGATCAGCAAGAGCAACGCGCAGGACCTACAAGACCAGTTGAGGAAACTCCTACGTCGGATGATCTAAGGACAGCCCAGGGTGAACGAGCTCGGCGCAAAGATATATGACCAGCCACACATACTCGGGCACTTCCTGGGGTACGACAAGCTAACCGAGGACCACGGCAAATGGATCAAGGAGTTCTGGACAGCAACCAAGGACGTATGGAAGCAAGCCCACCGCGGTAGTTTCAAGACGACGGCCGTCACTGTAGTGGGGCCCATCTGGCGCCACCTATTCAAGGCTGAAGACAGGATCCTACTCAGCCGAAAGACCTACACCAATTCATGCGACACGCTCGAGGAGATCGCCGGGCACTACCGCGGCCCAAAGATCAAAGAGCTATACCGGAAGGTCCGGGGGATAGACAACTTCAGGCTGCGGGTAGACCGCCGCGGCCGGATCGTATTGCCTACCAAGAAGGAACCCAGCAAGGAAGGATCAATCGACTGCGCCGGCCGCGACACAAAGGTGACCGGCAGTCATTTCGAGTTCCTGATCAACGATGACCTGGACACCATCAAGGACATGGTATCTAAGGCGGAGCGGGAGGCGACCAGGTACTACCGCGACGAGCAGCAGAACGTGCGCAACCCTGGTGGAGTGATAGGCAATCTTGGAACGCCGTGGCACCAGCAGGACGGATGGCATCGGCAGAATGATGATGGCCAGTGGAAAGACAAGCCGGGCATCATCAAGCACCCGATCGGGACGCTGGCTATCCCCGGATTCACGCCTGAATACTTGCTGCAACTTAAGGGGAGCATGAGCGCGCCGATGTATGCGCGCAACTACCTGCTGCACATCATCGCTGACAGCGAGCGCCTGTTCCCTGATCCTGTTGAAGCCAAAGAATGGCCGAAGCGCTGCGAGGGCAGGGCCTACGAGGACCCGGCATACAAGGGGACGCATTTCACGGCCGTGTCAGTGATCGGATTCTGGGAAGGGAAGTATTACGCGACCGGGAAGATGTGGCGCAAGGACAGCACGACGATCTGCGAGGAGGTAGCGGAGTTCATCAGCAAATACAACACCGGCACGCTATACGTCGAGAGCAACGCTGACAAGGGATGGTGTGCGAAGGAGATGCGTAAGTATTGGCCGGCCGTGATGGAGGTCAACGAGGTAGAGAACAAGCACATCAAGATCCTGACCTACGCGGTAAAGAACTTCAGGCTGCTGCACTGGATCCCCGAGACGCAGCCGGAGTACATGGCCCAGGTGCTGGACTACCGCGAAGGCGAGGAGCCCGACGACGCGCCGGACAGCCTGGCCAGCCTGATCAGGGCGATGCGGATAGGGATGCGGCGCCGGCTGGAGGACAGATATTAAGTGAAAAAAGAATGGACAGGGAACCCGGCGATTGCTAAACTAACAATGGTGATGGCAACTGAAAGGAGACGCTATGGCGATCAAGATAGTGAGTCGGTTGAAGGCCGCGTTTGATGCTTACCAAGACCCACTGACCGGCCGCGGTGGAAGTAACGACAGGACGCAGCGGCTGCAGGGCGGCGCGAATGTGTGGGGCGATCAGGATCTATACGACCGATATTCTTCCAACGGATTCATGCAGCGAGTGATAGAGGCTCCCGCCGACGATTCAACCCGGGCCGGGTTCGAGCTCGAGACCAAGAAGCAAGAAACCAACCTATACGTCCAGACGCGCCTGAAGGAACTGGGCGCCAAGCACGTGATGCGTGAAGTGGTGAAGCACGCGGGGATCTACCCCAAGGGCTGCGCCGCTTTCATCGGTGTTATCGCGGAGAACCTTGACGACCAGATCAACTACTGGAAGCCCATGCCCGAGAACATCAGGCGGGTGGACTACATCAACCTGCTCTCCGAGCCAGGCGAGTTCACCGTCAACGTGCGGCGGGCGCTGCACCCTACGGCAAAGAACTACAAGGAGATCTACTTCACCGTGCAGGGAGTGGAGGTCCACCAGAGCCGGATGATATGGGTGAGCAACGAATTCAATACCCGCACGTCGATGGGGATCAGCCGGGTCAACACCGTATGGGACGCGATCAGCGCCCAGGACAGCGCGTTGTGGAGCGTGTCCCACTTGATGCAGGTCCTGTCGATGCTGGTATTCAAGAGTGATGAGTTCGTCACGCTGCCAAAGGAGAAGCAGGCCGCGGTGCTCAAGAAGATCCGCGAGTGGATCGACACCAGCAGCATGATGGGCGTGGCGAAGGATGAGGAGCTGGGCCGGGTCAACGTGCAGCTGAGCGGCCTGGGCGACATCCTGGATTTCATCTTCAAGAGCATCGCCGGCGCCACGCAGATGCCGGTCAACATCCTGCTGGGCAGGGTGCAGGGCGTGCTGACGTCCGCCGAGGAAGACAGCATCAACTACTACAATTCGATCTCGGAGTTCCAGCAGGACAAGCTCGAGCCTGAATGGCGCAAGCTGATCGACCTGGTGGTAAGGGAGCGGCAGGGCCCCGCCTACTCATCCATGGGGGGCAAGCTGATCTACAATATCAAGTTCAACACCCTGTGGGAATTGTCGCCGAGCCTGAAGTCCGAGATAGAGAAACGGAATTCAGAGCGCGACGTGCTGGACACGCAGAGCGGCAAGGTCAAGACCCCCGAGGAGCTACGGGGCCGCGACCCATACTTCTCGGTACTGGACCAGAGCCAACCGGCGGAAGATGGCGATGACGAGAGTGACGACACCGACAAGCCCGACGACGAGACGCAGCAGCAGGACGGGCGCGGCAGCATGGTGGTGGACGGCAAGCGAGTCGGCGCCGGGCGGATAGCGTTCGACCGTGTAAACCTTGGCGGCGAATGGCAGCGCCTGCAGGTGCGGCGCCCTGGGCTATTCAAAGCCAAGGGGTTCAGGATAGATAGCAGGCGCGAGGGGGAAGGGGTGCTGGTGATCACCGGGCTTATGGATTCGACCGACCAGCTGGCAACCCAGGCGGTGCTGTTCGGCAAGGGCTGGAGCGCGGAAGCGCAGAAGGCATGGGCCGACAAGCATCTGCCTGGTGTAAGGCGGGTAGTGGACTACTCAGCCGACAAGCTATCCATACTCGAAGTCGACCGGCTGATGATCCAGGCGGACCCGGTAGAGACAACCGAGAACGAGATTCGGATCCGGCTCAAGAGCCCGAGGCTGTTCGACCAGGATCACGGGTTCAAGTCGCAGAAGGTTGCCGGAGCGAAAGGGGTGCGGGCGATCGTCGGCAGGTTAAAAGGGAAGACGGCGGCCTCGTGGCAGTCGTTGCGCTTCGACCGTGAGCAATGGACCGCCGGAGAGGCGCAGCGCTGGGTGAAGAAGCACAAGATCACCGGCGACAACTACCTGCCGGAGCCGCGCGCGACAGAGATCAAGCTGCTGCCCTGGGCTGAGTTCGAGGATGAGCCGATGATGAGACACGAGGAGCTGGACCTGGACAAGGGAGTGATCGCCTTGCAGGGTGTACTACGGGATAATGGCGAGGTAGGGTTCCAGAGCATCCGCTTCACCGGCGACCAGTGGGACAACGTGAAGGCCGAGAGCTGGCTGGCCACCGAGTTGTCAAAGGTGCCGGCACAGTTCGCCAAGCTGGAAGCGTCAAGGCGGATAGCAAAGAAGCGAGGCAACAGGGATGAGTAACGCAGGGCCAAAAGGTAGATTGATCCTGGTGGAGCAGGCCGCGCTGGACACGGTGCATGCCGTGGTGGCCGAGGCCCGGGCGTACATGACGGTGCCGGTGCGGCTGGACGCAGCGCGGCGTTCCTGCGTGATCCAGGTGGTGGACGGGAGAAACAAACCAGAGGACGTAATTAAAGCGAGGAGGAACTGAGATGGACGAGAAGAAAGAGGCGAAGAAACCCGGGGCGAAGGAAGCGCCCGCCAAGAAGGAAAGTTCGGGCTTGCAGGTGTTGAAGGTGCAGGCTTGGCAGACCAAGGCGAAGCGGACGGTCAACACCATCGACGGGCCCCGGGTAGTGCTGCCGGGCGAGTGGATCCTGGACCTGACCGAGGGGCATTACGCCGTGGCGAGCGATGAGTGCGCGCAGCGGTTATTGAAGTAAGCGCCGACTGATCCGAACGGATACGGGCGCTTGGCCCGCCTGGCGAGAGCGCGAAGCTGAGAGGTGACGCGACGGCCGGGAAAAGGCGGGCCAACTACTCCGGCAGCACAGCGCCGGATGCAAGCCGGTTCCTGGGGAGAATTGACAGCCGGTAGAGCGCGGGAATGCCAGGTAATACGCCGCGTTCAACTACTACGAGGACCCATGCCGATAGAGGAACCCAGCCACAGATATCCCTTTCATCTTGAGCGCCAGTTCGAGCTGCTGTTCGAGCGATACGTCTACCGCTTGGCGTCCGCTACCCTGCCCGGGCTGGAGAAGCAATACAAGCTCGAGGTCCGGCCAACCACCGACGACATCTGGGACAAGATCAACGACCTGGAGAAAGGCATTGTCGGCCAAGCCGATCCGGCGACCAGGGGCCGACTTGTCAACTACGGCGGGGTGATGATCCCCGTCACGATGCGTGATGAGATCGTCAAGCTGGTGAAGGAGCTGAACGAGTGGAACATCAAGCGGGTAGCGACCGCCATGCGCCAGCTGGGAAGCGCGGGGAAACTGCAGCGGCCACGAGATCTCATCATCAGCCTGGCCGACGAGACGCCGGAGATCCAGCGGGCGATGCTGCGCGCCGCGGAGCTGAACGCCAACCTGATCACCACCACCAGGGCCGACTACCTGGATGAGATAGGGAAGCTGACAGAGGAAGCGGTCGGTAAGGGGATCAGCGGCAAGGCGCTGGCCGGTAAGTTCCAGCAACTAACCGGGGTGACGACGAGCCGCGCAAAGTTCTGGGCCCGCGACCAGGTAGGGAAGATGCTGGGCGACTTCAGCCAGGTACGGCAGACGCAGGCCGGCTTCCCTGGTTACATCTGGATCACGTCGCGTGACGCCCGGGTGCGGCCCGATCACGCCTGGCGGCATGGCAGGTTCTTCCGGTGGGACGGGCCCGGCCTGAAGCCTGGCGAAGATTACAACTGCCGGTGCGAGGCCAGGGCGTCGCTTGATCCTTCTGATCAGATCTCCAAGTCGCAATGGGCCAAGGACATCAACATCATGAATAAGGACCGGCGCAAGATAGCGAAGCTGCGCAAGGTAGAGCCGGTGCTGCTGGACATCGAGGAGCTGCGGGAGATGGCGAGGGTAGGAATCTAACAAAGGAGAGGTCATGGCTAAGGGAGAAAAGGAAAACGCAAAGAAGGAGGCTGCCGGCATGATCCGCAAAGACGCGCTGCTGATAGACGTCAAGGCGCTGCCGGTGGTGGAGCGGAAGATCGTCAATCGCAGGACCATCGACCTGGTGTCTTTGGATTCCGTGATCGACCTGGTTAACCGGAGCGGGTGAGGAGGGGAACGTGGTCGACGATAACGGCAAGCTATACACGCTGGAGGAGGCCGCCGACTACCTTGGTGTTTCGCGCCGGACCGTGCTGCGTTGGTGCAAGGAGAAGCGGATCGATTACTTCAATGTCAGCGAGCGGTGCTTCCGGATACCGGAGAAGGCGCTGCGCGAATTCCTGGCCAGGACCAGGGTGAGCCGGACAACGAAGACGCAGGGCCGCTGATATGGGACATAGGCGCCTTTATGAGACATAGGAACACAAGATAATGTAGTCTGGCGACCAATACAGATTGACCCCGAAGATGCTCATGCTAGAATAACTGCATGAGCATTTTCATTACTGATCAAGGCCAGTTCGAGATCGACCAGATCGGCGCGGACTTTCTGAAGGGAACCATCACACTGAGCAAGGTTGGCGTCTACGATTATTACGTGGACGGTAAGATGGTCAAGAAGGCGAAGCTGCCAGAGGATCTATTCAGCGCGGCGACCAGGGCGAGCGCCGACCTGGCGCCGATCACCGACGGACACCCCTTGGACGCAGACGGCCAGCCGATGCTGGTTAAGCCGGACAACTACAAGCAGCTGGTGCGCGGCACGATCGGCAAGCCGTGGGTCGATGGTCTTTTCCTAAGAGCGCCGGCGATCGTCTATGACGCGCAGCTACAGAAGGAGATCAAATCAGGTGAAAAAAAGGAGGCATCTATAGGATTCTTGACCGAAGACGATGACACCCCGGGCAGCTATCAGAGCGAAACGTTCGATAGCGCGCAGCGGGACATACGAGTAAACCACGCGGCGCTGGTGAAGGCCGGACGGGCCGGCCCGGAAGCGCGCTTTCACGTCGACATGAAGGAGGATGTAATGTTGAAATTCAGGACTGACGAAGGGAAGGAACTTACCATCGACGGTGCGGACGCCAGCTCCATCCACGGCTTGCTGACCACGTTGAAGCAGGAGCGCGACGAGGCGAAGAAGAAGCTGGAGGGGGACAGTGGTGGTGCGGAGGTCGAGAAGCTGCAGAAGCAGATCGACGAGCTGCAGACCAAGCTTGACGCCGACAAGGCAGACGACGTCAAGAAGCTCGAGAAGGATCTCAAGGACGCCAACGACAAGCTCGAGACCGCCAACGACGCCAAGAAGAAAGCCGAGGATGAGCTGAAGAAGGCGGCCGACGGCAAGCCCGCCGAGATCCAGAAGCTGGTCGCGGCCAGGGCCAAGCTGGAAGGCGACGCCAAGGACGCCGGCATCGAGGCCTTCGACGGCTTGGGTGACCGCCAGGTGATGGAGCAGATCATCGCCAAGCACATGCCCTACAAAGAGGGCGTGAACGTGGATGAGAAGTCTGACGCGGCCATCACGGATCGCTACGAGGCCATCGTGGACATGCTGCATGCCCAGGCCAACGAGAAGGGCGCCGGCCAGGTTGGCAAGCCGGTAGTGACGGCGGACGCCGTGCAGGCCAAGCGGAGCATGATCGGCGACTGGCACGCCAAGCGGGAAGCGGAGCGGCAGGCGGCGGGTAAGTAAGGTAACCATTTAACTGATCTATCTACCTAACCTATAATGTAACTTGTAATCAAACGGAGGAATACCATGGACATGAAGAAAGGCCAGATCACCGACCAGCCCAACAGGTTCGGCGGGCCCGGCGAGCTGCAGATGGCCGACGAGATCATCCGCACCTACATCGCCGAGGACGCCTTCCTGTTCGGTCGGGCCGTGATGGTCGGCTCAACCGGGGAGCAGGTCAAGAACTTCTCCGGTGCGGGCGGCGTGCTCAAGGGAGTGGCTTCCTGGAGCTACGACGCGACCAACGCCGACACCGAAGCCTATGCGGCCCTGGACGTGGCGGGGATCATAGAGAAGGGGAGCGGTGTTGTCTTCGTCGAGGAAGACGTGCTGAAGGGCGGGGCGGTCCGGATCCGGCACACGGCGAAAGCCGCGGCAGCCGGTTACGGGACGCTGAGCTCGGCGCCGCTGACCTTCGTCGGCGCGACCGTGCCGGCCCTGGCGAGCGCCACCTACGACATCGACATCGAGATCGACGGGACCAACTACCCCTGCCCGACGCCGTTGCTGGTCGGTGATGACTGGGATGGGATCGCCGCCAAGATCCAGGTGGTCTTGCGCGCCCTGACCAGCTCTACCGAGACGGTGGCGATCGCTGCGGGGAAGGTCCTGGTGACAAGCGCGACGACGGGCACCAGCTCGAGCGTGCGCATCACCGAAGGCACGACCGGCAGCGCCGGCGGTGGCCTGATCGACGCGATCAACCAGGTGACCAACATGACGGTGACGGTGGACGTGCCGATCGACGGCACCCTGTTCCCGGTCGGTGGCTTTGCCACCACGGCCGAGGCCAACAAGACGGTGCTGGTGACGGGCATCAGCTTCGTCCAGGCCAGCAAGGTGATCAGCCTGACCGGCAGCGTGCGGGCCGCGGTGGTTCGGCTGGAAGGGATATTCACCACAACGGCGGACACTTGATCTTAGTTAGGTAGAGTAACTTGGCCACTAATGTAGTGAAAGCGAGGATCAGTTCTCCCGGGAAGGTCGGGAGTGTTCCATCGGATTACGATGCAGAGCTGGTGCGCACGTTCATCGCCGAAGGCACGGTGAAGTTCGGGCGCGCCGCCTGTATCGGATCTGACGGAGATCACGCCAAGGTCTACGCCGGCGCCGGCGCGACGTTCGCCGGCTTGCCCTTGATCGCTGAAGACGCCGAGGGAGTAAACACCGAGGACACGGTGGCCAAGACGGTAGGGCAATACGAGGACAAGGACGTGATGGGCCTGATGCAGACAGGGTTCGGGACCGGCTTTGTTGAGGAGGCCGTGACCGAGCTTGATGCTGTAAGGGTGCGGCACACCGAGGAGGCGGCCACGTCCGGCTACCAGGCGATCAACTTCGATGAGGCGATAATCGGGAGCGCTGTTCCCGAGATACCCGCCGAGACATACGACCTGGACATCACGGTTGATGGGACGCTATGGCAGGTGACCTTTGACCTGTTGCCAGCTGATGACTGGGACGGAATAGCGCTGAAGATACAGACGGACCTGAGAGCTCAGACAAGCGAGGCCGAAACAGTGGTGGTGGCTGGTGGGACTATCCTGGTGACATCGAGCACCACAGGGGACACCAGCACGATATTGATAGCGGCCGGCACGGCTGGTAGTGGGGGAGGGGATTTCATCACTGCCATTCAGGTGTTGTCAACCACCGGGAGCCAGGGCGTATCATCCACGCCGACCACGTTCATAGGCGCGACAGTGGCGGGGATCAGCGCCGAGGACTACGACCTGGACGTAAAGGCGGATACGACGGCCACCAGGCAACTGGTCGTAAGCCTGACGGCGACTGACGACTGGAACACTATAGCCGCGGCGCTGCAGGTGGCGCTACGGCTGGAGACGGGCAGCACGGAGACGGTAACTATAGCTGGTGGACAGATCCTGGTTACGTCTGCCAAGCAAGGCACTGGATCAGCTATCAGGATCTCCGCCGGGACCGCGGGAAGCGGTGGCGGGGACTTGCTGGCGGCCATTGACGCCTTGGTTGGCTACGCCACGACTGTAGAGGATCCGGCTGACGGCTCTACCACCGCCAGCGGCGCCACGATAGGCGCCGCCCGGGCGGGACAGAGCAACCCGTCGCCCTTGATGGAACCCGGCAATTTCTGCACGACCGCCGAGCCAGGCAAGACGGCCAGGCTGGTGGGCGTGGAGTTCCGGGGTGTGACGAGTGGCGCGGGCCCGGTGGCCTTGCTGCTACTGCAACCAGTAACTGTAATAGACGACTAGGAGGAGACGATGGCTAACTTGATCCCGCAAGAGGACCTACTCAGCATCGAGAGTGTGCTGTATGAGCCGAAGGTGGAGGAGCTGATGCACCGCGAGATCTTCGGCATCAACACCAACTTCGACCCGGGCGCTGACGTGATCGGCTTTGACGTTTACGACCGCACCGGCGCAGCCAAGGTATTCGCCGGCCGGGCCCGCGCGAAAGACCTGCCCACCGTGGGCGACAAGAAGGAGCGGCGCAAGCAGGGGACGTATGAGATCGGCGACGCGATCGAGTACGACCGCACCGAGATCGCCAAGGCCGCGGCGGCCGCCCGGATCGGGCATGGGCCCACCATCCGGCTGGACATGCTGCGCCCGATGACGGCGCGCCGGTACATCTGGGAGGAGGAATCCCGCCTGGTGTGGGTTGGTGATTCCGCTCTTGGTATCACCGGCATCCTGGACAACAGCTACTACGGCAACGACCCCAAGACCCTGGGCAAGAAGGCGGACGTCCAGCAGGGCGCCTACTCCGGCACCGTGGCGCAGAAGCGCCAGTGGGAGCACAAGACCCCCCAGGAGATCATTGACGACTTGACGACCGGGCTGACCTTCGTCGAGGACGGCAATATCTTCAAGGGCCGGACCCTGGTGCTTCCCAGCAAGCAGCGGATCCGCCTGCGCAAGCCCTTCGGCTCCGACACCCCGCAGACGATCGAGAGCTTCCTGGTGGGCCCGGGCGCTTACTTCGAGAACATCGTCACGGACAACCGCCTGAAGGCAGGCACCGCGGCGACAGGCGGGAACGGTGACACCGTGGACTATTTCATGATCATCGACAACCGCCCCGAGGTCGCGCAGATAGCTACGCTGCAGGACATCAACCTGTTCCCCCCGATCTATGATGAGCTGGGCAGCTCCCGCCAGGCGGTGACGCTGATCACCGGTGGCATCATGTTCCGCTACCCGATGGCAGCCTACATCGGTAAGGGGATCTAACATGGCGTATGCCGAGGTCCGCAACTATTATGGCGGGCTGGCAGCCGTGACTGACGCAACGCTGGGCGTTCACGTAACGAACGCCCAGCAGCGTGTCGCGGATGACGGGGTAGCGGCCAGCGACTCGCACTACGACCAGCTCGTGGCCCTGGCGGCCGGGGCGTTCATGCTTTCCGCCGGCGTCATTGACGGGCAGCTTACCTCCAAGCGAGTGGCCGACGTAGCGGCGACCTACGCCAGTGTGGCCGGAAGCACCAAGTCGCAACCTACCATGTGGGATTCCTACCGGATAGTCCTGGGCGCCGCCGTTGGAATGGAGCACAGGTTTAGCGGAGTAGAGTTAGATGGCACGTGAGGACCAGGTTATAGACAGGAACAACACGCCGAAGCTGCTGAGCAGATTGCGTGAAGCCGGCGCCGCCGAGATCCGCGTGGGGATCCTGGGCGACACTGCCAGCGAGCAGGTGGGCGATGGGCTGACGATGGCCGGGCTTGGCGCCGTGCATGAGTTCGGCACCGACCGGGCAGGAAAGAATCACAACGTGGTCATCCCGGAGCGCAGCCACCTAAGGGCGACCTGGGATGACCGGGCTGTGATGCGCAACACGGTCAAGCGGCTCAACCAGGTCTATGCCATGGCCGGATCGGTCGGGCAGATCATGCTAATGACGGCGATAGTGCTGGCCGACGCGGTGAAGGAAAAGATAGACCGGGGGATATCGCCCGAGCTTAACGAGAAGTACCAGGCGCGGCGCGGCAGCGGGACCACGCCCCTGGTGGACACTGGGCGCTACCGCAACAGCATACAGGGCCAGGTGGTAAGCGGGAACGAGGCAAGATGACAAGCGGGATAGGAATGCTACAGTCTGTGATCCAGGAGCATGTGGCCACCTACGTGGTGCGGCTGGACACCGGCGAGACCGATTCGGGCGGCCGGGCGCAGCGTAACCTGCAGCAGGAAACGACCAAGGACCTGGCGATCTTCCGGCTGGGCTACCGGGACCTGATGTCGCTGCCCCAGGGGCAATACAGCAGTGAGGACATCAAGGCTTACGAGCTGGGCGCCAAGACGATCACGCTGCAATCAGTCATCGTGTTCGAGGGCAGCGAGTTCCGGGTTACGAGCAACAGCGACCGCAACAAGGACGGCGGCTTTACCATGTATGTAGCGAAGAAGGTCGGCGATAACGAAACGAGCGACCAATGATCAGCCAGGCAACCATAGACACCATCTTCGGCGAGACGATAGCGACCGCGCTGGGGGTCGAGTTCAAGCTGGCCGATCAGAAAAGCAAGAAGCCGACCAGGCCATACGTGACCTACAACCCGATCACCGAATCCCCGGAGTCGCTGCATCAGAACGTCTACACCAGCGAGGACAACGGCGCCGACAACATCAACGTGAGCCGCTGGGAGGCCTCGCGGGTGACGGTCAGCCTGCAGTTCATCGGCGACAGCAACGATGACATAGACACGCTGCGCCAGCTGGCCAGCAACACCATCAACTGGATCTACTGGAACAGGATCTCCGGCGTGGTGCTGCGGGTGCTATCCCCCCAGGTGCGGCGCATGACTGAGTGGATCAACCAGAACTACGAGCAGCGGTTGCTGCTGGACGTGCGAGTGGACGCGGCCGAGGAGCGCGTGGAGAGCTTCGAGCGCAACAAGACGACCGAGATGACGCCGACCGTGGATGGCGACGTGAAGCCGAAGATAACCGTGACGGTAGTTTAACAGGGAGGTTGAAATGCCTTTTCTCCAGGACATTGATGTAAGCATAGCCAGCGGAAGCGCGCGAGTTTCCCAGGCCGGCTTCCGGCCGCTGGTGATGGGTAGTGGAGTGGCTGAAAAGACGATGGTGGTGGTGGAAGACCTGGCGGACGTGATCGCGGCCGGTTACCTGATCACCGATGATGAGTATTTGATGTGCGCCCAGATGTTCTCGCAGAACCCCAGCCCGACCGAGATCACGGTGTACCGCAAGCTGGCGGCCACCGCGTATGATGCGGCACTGACGGCGCTGGTGCCGATCGTTACCACGGCCAACGACTTCTGGAGCATCTGCATCGCATCGCGGACGCTGGCGGACCTGCTGCTGGTGGGGACGTGGGGAGCCGCCAATGATCGGCTGTTTATCGGCTGCGTTGATGACGTGACCGCCGGGAGCGCCCGGTCGGTCGATGAGGCGTTCCTGATCAGCGACAGCGCAACGGAGTTTCCGGAGTGCGCATGGGTTGGCGAGACCATACCCCAGCTGCCCGGCAGCTTGACCTTCAAGTGGAAGCATCCGAGCGGCATCACGGCGGCCGGATATACCAAGACGCAGCTGCAGACCATCCGGACCAACAACACCCAGGCGCCGCAGAACCAGGCCGGGGTGATCAACATCAACGAGGGCATCTGCACCAGCGGGGAATACATCGACGTGATCTGGGGCCGCGCCTGGGTCAAGGCCCAGCTGGAGATCGAGATCCTGCAGTTGATGCTTAACAACCCCAAGATCGCCCTGGACAACCCCGGCATCGCCCGAGTGGAGGCGAAGATCCGCAAGGTGCTGGACCAGGCCGGGGCCAACGGCATCATCGCGGCCTGCACCACCAAGGCCGAGCAGGCCAACAGCGACGACAACATCTACCAGTACAAGGTCAACATGCCGCTGCGGGAGGACATCTCGACGGCGGACCTGGCAGCCCGAAAGCTGACCGGCGTGACGTTCTCTTATATCCTGGCCGGCGCCGTGCATGAGGCGGTGGTGGTGGGCGTGGCAACGATCTAACGCAAAGGCAATCATCTAAATAGCAGGAGGGATACCAATGGCACTGACATACGACCCCAAGGACGTGCAGCTCAACTTCGGTGATGACTTCGTCAGCGGCTATGCCGATGGCACATTCATCGTGATAGCGTTCGCCGATCCGGAACGCTACAAGAGCCACGAGGGCGCGGACGGGGAGCAGAGCCGCACCAAGAACAACAAGCGGTATGGCACCGTGACCTTCCGGCTTAAGAGCACGTCGCCGGCGCGAGTGGTGCTGGACGCGGCCAAGGAACTTGGAGCCGTCGTGCCTTGCTGGGTCAAGAACAACAGCGACCAGAAGCACCTGGCCGGCGGCCCAGAGGCCTGGATCGCCAACGAGCCGGAGGTCAGTTACGGCGAGGAGGAGGAGATGGTGGAGTATGTGATCGGCGTCCGCCAGCTACGGTCTAACGCGATCGCAGGGTAGGGTCAAGCAGCCTAAAGAGGAGGAGTGACACATGAGCGAGAAGGTGAGCAGGCCGAAAGCCACACTCGAGCTGGACGGGATGGAGTATGTGCTCCAGCACCCGGGCAACCGTGCGTGGCTTTCTCATTATCAGAAGTACATGAGCGGGGACCAGCCGGACGTAGTGGCTTTCCTGGACTGGTGCTTTGAGCACGTAGTCCATCCGAAGAAAGGTCTCAAGCTAAACCTGGACACATTACCGATAGGAGGGCAGCAGGACTGGATCCCCCTGCTGCTGGGCTTTCTTGTCCGGGGCGAGCTGGAGGCCGGAAGGAACTGGTCAGGTTTTGAAGGTTCAGGACTTGTTGTTGCCAAGGGAGAAGGCGACGATAGCGGCGAAGGCGGCGGCGGAGAGAAACTGGATGACGTGGCTGGTGGTGCTGGAGGGAGCGATGACGGCTGAAAAAGCCGAGGTGGCAACAGGGGCACAACTGCTGGAGGCGGTGGCAGCGATAAAGATGCACGAGGATATGAAAAAGGCTTGGTGGCAGAGTGTGATCTACGGGCCTTGGAGAAAGTAGTAGCATGGCAACAATGTCTATAAGAGAGCTTTTCGTCAGCCTGGTGGTGCGAGATAAAGCCAGCAAGGCGGTACGCGATACCAACAAGCAGATGGACCGTGCCAAGGACGCGATGCGGAAGGCCACCCGCGAGACTAAGCGCGTTCGCGAGGAACAGAGCAGACTGAAGAAAAGCACCCAGGGCCTGGGTTCTGCGTGGAGGTCATTCGCCGGGATTGCCGGTGTTGGTTTCGTGCTTAATCAATTCAGGAAGATGGGAACAGAAGCGGTTACGCTGGCAATCGACTTTGAGCAGACGGAGATATCCTTCGCGACGTTGCTGGGCAGCGCGGAACGTGGCAGGAAGGTGCTGCAATCTTTACAGGACTTCTCGCTGGCCACTCCGTTCGAGCCGGATCCGATCATCAGGGCTGGTAAAGCATTGTTGGCTGCGCGGCGGCCGGTTGAGGGCGTCATTGACGACCTGAGAAGGATAGGCGACATCGCCGCCATCTCGGGTGTGCCGATCCAAGACCTGACAAACATCTTCGCCAAGGTATTCAGTAAGGGCAAGGCCCAAACCGAGGAGCTGCTGCAGGTGGCAGAGCGAGGGATCCCTATCCTATCAACCCTGGCTGAAGTGATGGGAGTGGACACCACCGAGCAGATACTGGAGATGGGATCCAAGGGTGAGATAACCTTCGAGAAGTTCAATGAGGCCTTCAAGAAGATGACCGGCCAGGGGGGCGACTTCGAGGACGGCATGCAACGTCTGGCGCTAACTACCGGCGGTGTGCTTTCTACGCTGACTGGATTTGAGAAGATAGTCAAGCGCACTCTTGGCAAGGAGGCATTACAGCCGCTGAAGGAGATAAGTCTGCTGATGATTGAGATGGCCAAATCTACACTGGATTGGCTGAGGGTTGAAGAAAACATTGAAGGACTCCGAGATACGATGAAGGATTTAGCTGACGTATTGAAGGGGACGCTAAGACTCATGGCTGTAATAACCAGGGTTTTTGCTGCCTACTCTCAATTCAAAAGAACGCCGTTTGGACAGCTACTTGAAAGAATATCTCCGATACCATCAGCCGGTAAACTACTCGGGGCGCAAGCTACACAATTTCGTTTACAGGAACAATTATTTGGTGGGCCTCGAGCTGATGGTGGTCCTGTTGATGCAGGCAAATCATTTCTGGTCGGCGAGCGCGGCCCGGAATTGTTTACGCCTAGTGCATCTGGAATGATCACGCCAGGGGGTGGAGGTGTTTCGGTAAAGATTGGCCAGGTGGTGGTGCATGCCAACGACGCGGCAGGTGGCAGGCGTGCCGCGCAATCGTTCATGGATGCGCTGAACGATCTGGCACCACAGATAAGAATGGAGGCCGGGTTGCAATGGGCACGCTGACCGCGGTATCAAAAGCCCTGCAGGGATTCGCAACCAGGTGGCTGCTGACTGACGGCACTAATGAAGTAGTGTTCGATGTTACAAATTCATGGGGCAAGACCATGCCCGGGCAGATAGCGGAGCACGCGGTTGAGGAAGGGGTAGATCTTACCGACCATGTAAAGCGTGGCAACCGAGAGCTGCGTCTGGGCGTTATGCTGGTACAGGAAACCGGCCCTGGAGGAGCGATTATAGGCTTGGGCTTGAGCGGGCTTTTCCAGACAGATCCTAACGTGAGGGCTGAGCAGCTTGAAAGCTGGTGGGAGAAAGGCGCGGTGCTGACGCTTGACGGCAAGGAGACGGTTGAGAATGTAATGATCGAGTCGCTATCTACCAGCCGGGAAGCGGAGACGGCAGACGCTAGAGTATATGATCTGACCTTGAAGCAGATCAGGATAGCCGACACCGACGCCGTGAGTCTTGGCGGCGCCGGAACCCGAGACCAGGAAACAGAAACCATACCATGACCGATTATAATTACATCCCACTGGCGGCGTCGGAGGTGCCGATAAAGATACAGCCCGAGGTAGACGGGAAGCGCTACATCTGGAACGTCAAGTACAACGAAGACTTCGATCGCTACACGGTTGAGATCAGCGACGCCGACGGCACGCTGCTTTACACGACCAGGCTGGTGATAGACGGGAACATACTCTCGGCCGGGATAGTGCTGGAATTGACCAGCGCGATAGTGCCGCGGGACCGGGTTGACGGATCAAGCGAGCACGTGACCAGCGACAACCTGGGTGACCGGGTGAAGCTGTATGTGGAGGCGGCATGACCAGGCTGCTAAACAGAAAGATCAAGGTGTTCTTGGACGGCAGGATATTCTCATCCGACCAGGGGCTGGACATAGACGTTGACCGGCATGAGGCTTTCAACAAGTTCGCCGTCACGAGCGTCACGCTTTGGAATCCCAACCCCGACACCATCGGGGCCTGTGACTCCCGCCAGGATCCGCTAGACCCGGAGCTCGAGGTCAAGCCTTGGATGGTGGTGCATGCAGGCTATGAGCCGGCGCCGGGAGAGAAGCGCAGCGAGGTCCTGGCCCTGGGATATGTGACCAGCTATAAACTCGAGGAACACGGCGCCGACAAGGCCCTGGTGATATTGATGGAGGACGCGGCCAAGCTGAACGTAACAGGCTTGAAGCGCGAGTACCGTGTGCCGATGTCGGTGGTGGAACTTCTGACCAGGATCGCCACGCCGTATTACACCAGGATCAGCGTCGGGGAGAATAAGGTGCTGCCGCGGTTCGCTTTCACCGATGAGATACAGGCGGTAAGGAGCCTGGTTAGCGCGAGTAGCAGCGTATTGTGGTATCGCGGTGGCCTGCTAACGGTGATACCCAACGACCTGCCACTTGAGGAGCCGACGCTGATCAACGAGGACAGCGGGCTACTAAGGCGGCCAGAGAAGCTGGCGACCGGGTTGAAAGATGAGCGCGGCTACGAGTTCCGCACGTTGTATATTCCCGGCGTGAGCCTGGGGCGCACGATGGGCGTGATCTACGGCAACGGGAAGAAGCGCATCGACGGCCGGATATTCGAGACGCAGACGGTGTTCTCGACCTATGCTTCTAACTATCAGATCCACAAGATGAAGGCGGCGGCATGAACTTCAACAGCGTGATAGAGGAATGGATCTTGGCGCGGCTCAAGCAGGCCCAGCAGGGGCTGGTGGCCAAGGTCGTGCTATTCGACAAGGAGGCCATGCGGGCCGATGTTAAGCCCTTCCTGCAGGACAAGGCAGGATCGGAGCTGATCGACTGGCCGACGCTGCCGAAGATCCCGGTGCAGATGCTGATAGCGGGGGACTTTTATATCCGCCCGGACTACCAGCCCGGCGACCTGGTATGGGTGACCTTTGCCACGCATGACATCGACGATAGCCTGGGCGAGAAGCAGCTGCCTAAGAGCGTCAAGACGTTCGATCTGGCGAGCGCCTGTGTGGTCGGGGGGGTGACGCCTGACGGCTGGACGCCACCGACCGAGTTCGGCGCCGAGGATGGGCTGCTGATAGGACACAAGGACGGCGATGCTTATCTGAAATTTGAGAGTGACAAGGCGACGGCTGTATTTGGCACTAAGAAGGTGGAGATGTCAAATGGCGGGGTGCGTGTATTCGATGGCGCTGTGTGGACCAACTTCATGACGCACGTTCATGTCGAAACTGGCGTGAGCACACTAGCGCCTACAGTGGGATCATAATGGGAATCATAGCGCTGAAAATAGTCGGGGATGAGATAGAGTTCGCTGATAACGCCCTGACGGTGATCACCGACGCGGAAGCCTTGCGGCAGCGTTTGAAAAACAGAATGCTGTTGTGGCTTGGCGAGTGGTTCCTGGCGCCAACAGTGGGGATAGACTGGTTGGACATACTGGAGTCAAAGCCGGCGAACCTGGTGGAGGTTGACCGCAGGCTAAGAGCAGAGCTGATAAGCGACCCGGCCGTTACCGGGATAACTGAATACGAGAGTTCGTTTGACAGGTCGGCAAGGAAGTTAACCGTAAGCTGGGCCGTCACCACCGATGTTGGCCTGGTCAGAGGGGAGGCCGCGATCCCATGAGTGGAATAACAGCAGCAGGATTCGAGCGCAAGACGCGTGCCCAGGTGGTGGCCAGCATGGAAGCTAACTACAGGACGCTATTCGGCGCCGACGTCGACCTGGGCCCGCAGGCGGCGCTCAGTTATATCCTGGGGACATCCGCCGATGAAATGGATGAGCTGTGGCAGCTGGCCGAGGACGTGTTCTATAACAATTACATCTACACCGCCGAGGGAGTCACGCTGGACTTGGTGGCCGGCCTCGGGGGGATCGCCCGCAACCCAGCTGTGCAGTCCTCGGTGGAGCTTGAGGTATTCGGGACCGCCGGGACCGCGGTGCCGGTGGGGCTGATCGCCCAGACCGCGACGGGCGTGCAGTTCATTACCACCGCGGCGGCGACGATCGCGGCCGTGGCCGGATACCAGGAGATCGCATCTACCCCGGTAGACTTCAACGGGATCACGGTGCCGGCGATAGCGGCGAACACCTATGATCTTGACGTGACGATCGACGGCGGGGCTTTGAACCAGCTGGCCTTTGCGATCGCCGTGACCGATGACTGGGACGCGATAGTGGCGGTAATTGAAGCGGCCCTGCAAGTAGCAACTGGCAGCACTGAGACCGTAGTTATAGAGGACGGCCGGATCAAGATCACGTCAGCCACCACGGGACCGGCATCGAGTGTGTTGATCGCGGCCGGCACGGCTGGGTCCGGCGGTGGAGACATCCTGGCTTACATAGACGCCAGTGTTTCAAACATGACCACGGCTATCCTGACGGCCGTGGTTGGAGATGACGGGCGGGCCGATATACCGGCCCGGGCTATCCTGACGGGCCCGGACGGCAACGTGCCGGCGGACACGATCACGCAGCTGGTGTCTACCCTGACCGGCGTGGACAGTGTAAACAACCGGGCGGAAGCGAGCGGCGGGGCTGACATAGAAACCGACGCGAGCCTGCGATCGAGGTACCTGCTGCGCGGGACGTCGGGCGGATCCTCGGCCGTGGCGATACAGACCGCGCTGAACGAGTTGGACAGCGTGATCACGGCGACGGTGTTCGAGAACGCGACCGGCGCGGTAGTTGACGGGTTGCCGGCCCATTCGATCAACGCGGTGATCGACGGCGGGAACACGACCGAGATCCTGACGGTGCTGCTCAACTACAAGCCTGCCGGGATCGAGAGCTTCGGCTCGGTGAGTGGTGAGATAGTGGACAACGCCGGCCAGACCAGGACCTTCTACTGGGATACGCCCACGCCGGTTGACATCTGGGTTGACGTCAATATCACCAGCAACGCCCTGTGGGATAGTAGTTATGAGGACACCGTGAAGGCCCGGGTGGCGGAGATAGTCGGTGGAACTTCCGACGGCGTGACTTACGCCGGGAAGGGGATCGGGGCTGACGTCAGGAGTTGGCAGATCATAGCCAACTTCGACGACATCCTTGGGATCGACTCGGTGGTGGTCGAGGTCGGGCTGGCTGCTTTCCCCGCCCTGGACATCGTGGCGATAGACAACGACGAACGCGCGCGGACTGACGACGCGAAGATAGTTATAACGGTGGTGTAATGCCGGCAATAGACGCGATACAGAAGCTGCCTAACAACATCCTCTCGCGGGATACTAACACGACGCAGTACAAGGTCTTCAAGCCGATCGCCGACGAGCTTGATGAGCTGGCCGCGGTGTTTGCCGACCTGCGGACCATCAACTCTATAGCGGCGATGGCCGGGCAGAACCTGGACAACCTGGGCCAGAACCTGAATGAGTTGAGACAAGGGCGGGACGATGAGACTTACCGGGTGTTCTTAGGCGTGGCGATCCAGCAGCTGGCCAGCCGAGGTGACATCAATTCAATCAACTCTATTGCCACGGCGCTGGGCTTTACCAACATAAACATCCAGGAGCTATACAACGGCGGGCTTAGGTGGGACGGGACCAGGCTGCTGGACGGCAACACTCTGCTTAACGGCCAGGACAGGTCGGCCGCGTTCGCTTTCTTCCAGGACCTGAATGTTGATGATGCCACCGGGGACTTCGCGATCAGCACCAGCATCAACGCGGTGCGGGCGGCCGGGGTCGAGGCGATAATCGGTTTCATTTTCAACATGGATGAGTCGCAGGGAGTGGACTACACGGATTATAGTTCGCTCTGGGACGGGACTGTATTGCTGGATGGCGAGACGGCGCTGAACCCCACCAGCCGGGATTTCACACCGAGCTTTATTGCCGTAGGCGACGGTGCGGCGGGAGAGCCGGGCGGCGGGGACGTGGCCCTGGTCAACGAGTTGCTGCGCAAGCCGGCGGTCAGCTTCACGCAGAACGGGGAGAAGTACCACCAGATAACGATTGAGCAGAGCGAGCTGGACACCAAGACGATAAACGAGTTCGCGCTATTCAAGGGGGCCGAGATGATGTGGGCGGACGCTTTCACGGGAAAGCTGAAGGATGATGAAACAATATTCATATTCAGAATGAAGGAGACCGACTGATGACCTACAATCCAGCTCAAGTAAGGACCTGGGACTTGACCAGCGATAATGACGGGACGGTGCTCAACAGCGAATTCGCCAGGGTGTACCAGAACATCAGCGAGATGATGCTGGGGATCGCCAAGAGCGTTGATTATACGATACTGGCCGCGGACAAGGCCGGCCTCGTAAGGGTGACAAACGCTAACACCAAGGAAACCACCAAGGCGTTCAGCGCCGCCACCCCGTCTGTGGTGTCTGATGTGGCACACGGGCTGGTGACCGGGGACACGATAGTGGTGTCTGGCTCTACAGTCGCGGGGGAGATTGGCAACATCCACTACACCGTCACGAGAATAAACGATGACACCTTTTCTCTCGACGGCACGGTCAACGCAGGTGGCGGCGGCGGCAACCTGGACTGGCGCAAAGATGTCACCATCACGCTGCCGGCCGCCGCAGATACAGACAATATCTATACGGTGATGAAGGTAGACGCGAACGAGGGTGCCGTCATGATAACGGATGGCTCGACGGACTATTTCCTTTATGGCCAGTATGATTCGATTAAATTCAAATCGGATGGAACTAACTGGATCCACGTTGACCCACTGCTTCGAGGCGGCGTGTCTCAGGTGCAGAGCCAGGTTGTTACCGAGTATGTTATCGCAGATATTGGAATAGATATACAGGCAAAGCTAGACGCAGTCGGGGTCGTCGCCTCCGATGTCGCTATTACTCAGTTGCCACAAAACACAGTTGAAATACTCCTATATATCAAGTTTAGCGACGTGGTCGGTGGCACGACGATTTCAATGGACTTCTCGCAATCAGGAACAAACAGACAGAACATCGGGCTTACGGCTACACCGACCGGGGCGACGCTGGTGCTCGAAGGAACATATTGGTTGAGGACGAGCGAGGCGGCGAATAGCGGGAACGTATTGAGGGCGAAGAAAAACGGTGCCAACACGACGGTGAATATCGCCAGGGTAATCGGTTACAAGGTCAAGCGATAGGGGCTAAGAGAGGACATCGTGGAGAAACTAGCGGCAGCGATATCTGAATACTGGATGGTGATCATGGGCGTGCTATTCGCCATCTTTGTCTACTCCTTTTTGCAGGCGCTGATCAGTATGCTGCGCGACTGGTGTCTGGTGACGTTCTTCAAGAAGAAGCTGAATGGCAACGGCAAGCAAAACGGGAAAGTGCTGGAGACCAAGTTTGACGAGCTGATCGAAGTCACCAAGAATAACGGCGAGAAGCACGACAAGAGGCTTGCCGCCATCGAGCGCGACGTAGGAGACATGCACAAGCTAGTTACCGAGGAAGACAACAACAACTTCCCGAAGCTCCGGGTGATGATGGTGGAGGTCAAGGAGCTGTGGGACAAGCTGGTTAAGGGGAGGGCTATCTGATGGTTGACAAGGCAAAGGAAAATCAGTTCATCGCTGCGGTGCATGAAATCCTGGTTCCCGCCGGCTGGGACCCGCTGATACCATACGCGCACGCGGCGCACGAGAGCGGCTGGTTCGAGAAGATGGTCGGGCTTAACAACTTCTGGGGCCTGCAATATCCCAGGACGCAATGGCGCCGGGACACGATCGACCTGGAGCCGATTCGGATTCCGACGACCGAATACATCACGTCCGGCAGGGCTGCCGCCGATCCGAAGTGGTTTGCAGGATGGATAAACTACCACCTGGAAGACATGATCAGGATCAGCTACGACACCAGGCTGGAGCGGTTCAAGTTTGGCGTCTACAAGAAGTTCTGCGACTGGTCGCGGGAGCCGCTGGCGGTAAAGTATTACGGGGCGCATATCAAGAGTCTGTGGCCCGAGGCATACGCCAACCGCCAGAACGCCGAGAGATATTTCCCAGGGCTATTCAACGATGATTACAAGTTCGCTACCGATGATCCAGAGGAATACTGCAAGAATTGTATGAGCATTTACCGGCAGCTGAAGGCCGCGCTCTAAGGAGCTGAGACATGCAGACAATGAAAAGCACAGCGCTCCTGGTCCTGATCTTCTGCGGGATAGGTGTGGCGGTCTGGGCAACGGCGGATATAGTGGCAGAGGCCCGGCGCCAGCAAGCGGAGCGCGACCTGGTTGATCTGGCCGATGCTTGTCATAAGCGCTGGAGCAAGAACGGGCGGTATAGGCCGATGCCAAAGGAGGTCCGCAGTTGGCTGGAACTGGTCGACCAGCTGGACACGGTTATCAAGGACGTGGAATGGTATGCTGCCTTGATAGACATTGAATCGCTCGGCGATGCAACTAACAACGTCGAAGAGGGGACGGGCCGCAGCTATGGACTGGGAAGCATCACGCTGGGAACCGGTGGGAGTATCTGCCGGCGTGAGGGGATCGAGGTCACCAACTTGCGTTATGCCCTGCTCAATCCCGGATTCAACATCAGGCTCATGGTGCTGCACGTCGAGGGATTGTATTACAAATATGATGGCGATTTGCGCCGGGTGTTGCTGGCGTATAATTCGGGCGAGCCCAAGGCGGATGCGTTGATCGCTCAAGAAGAAGCGGGAAGCGTGAAATTGACCTATACACATCATCTGAATCACAAGGAGCGGCTGGAACAGATACGAGCGGTAATCTTTCAACAGGGAGCGAGACGATGAAGAAAATCATCACGGCCATGCTGGCGGCCGGTTTGTTAGTGGTCAGCTCATGGGCGGCGCCGCGGGCAGAGGTAGCGGCCCAGGATAAGTACAACTACAAGGTGGAGATGGGCGTCTACGACGCCGGGAGCGGCAACCTGATCCCGCTCAACGTCCGGCTAAACGTCAGCGGCCATACCATCGTTGACGCCGGGCCCAACACCATCACGGTGGCCGGGCCGCAGCTGGAGGCGATCAAGGACGCGACCCAGGCGATCGAGGGGATCGGGAACACGACGCTCGCCGAGCTCGAGACTCAATCCCTGCAGCTGGGAATCATCGAAGGCAACGGTACTACCGCCGTGGCCAACCAGGAGATCATGAAGCTGCAGCTCGGAGTCATCGAGGGGAACGGCACGACGCTTAACGTGACAGCGTCCACGATAGACGCCGGAGTAACCGCGATCAACACAGAACTTGATAGTCAGTCGTTGCAACTCGGAGTCATCGAAGGGAATGGCACAACTGGAACTGCCAGCCTCGCGGCAATCGAGCTAGAGCAGATAGCACAGTCATTACAGCTGGGTGTCATTGAAGGCAACGGAACGACGTCCGTGGCCAACGAGGAAATAATGAAACTCCAACTAGGAGTCATAGAAGGCAACGGCACAACGCTCAATGTTACCGCCACCGCAATCGACGCAGGAGTGACGGCGATCAATAGCGAGCTGGATGCTCAGTCTTTGCAGCTAGGCGTGATCGAAGGGAACGGAACGACGTTAAACGTCACGGCGAGTGCGATTGATGCAGGGGTGACTGCGATCAACACTGAGCTTGACAGCCAATCTTTACAGCTCGGGGTTATTGAAGGGAACGGCACCACGTCTGTAGCCAATCAGGAAATCATAAAACTCCAGCTTGGTGTGATAGAGGGGAACGGCATAACTGCAGTGGCGAGGCTGGACAGTGCGTTGCTTGAACTTGGGGCGATAGAAGGGAACGGCAATACACTTCTGGCAGAGGTAGAGAGCCAGTCCCTGCAGCTCGGGGTGATAGAGGGCAACGGCACCACCGGCACCGCGGCTCTGGTAAGCATCGATGGCAAGATGGTTAGCGGCACTGATATAGGAGACGTCACTGTAAACAACGCTACTGGCGCCGCTGGTGTTTATGTTCAAGGACAGCAGGCGGACGGTGCAGCTGCGGTTGGAGGTAGTCTCCGCATAGCCGGGAGAGACAATAGCGATAATGCTCAGGATATCTTTACAGATAGCGGCGGGCGAGTGGTCGTTGTTGGAGGTGGTGCTGATGGCTCGGGCGTTGTCGGACTCCCGCTTCGCATTGGAGGAAAAGACGGGGCCGGAAACACCCAGGATATAATGACTGACACCGATGGCAATTTGCAGATGGACGTGGTGGCCGAGCTTCCGGCTGGGACGCAGCAGATAGGAAACGTGGCCATCGCCGATGGTAGCGCTGTAACGGCCGACGTTGGTGATGGCGCGGTGGTGGACTATCTCTATGTAAGGCTAACCGACGGCACGGATTCCTCGAGCCTGGATGGCAGCGGCAATCTGGAAGTGGTCGGCGAGGCTGGCGGCGATGTCAAGGTGACGCTCGATGGTGAGACGGTAGAGCTCGCGGCTGGAACAGCGAGCATCGGAACGCTAGGCGCCAACTCAGGCGTAGACATCGGTGATGCTACGATTAACAACGCGGCCGGCGCTTCTGCTGTAAACATACAGGATGGCGGAAACACGATTACGGTAGACGGCACGGTGATTATCGCCGACGCTTCCGCTAACACGATTGGAGCGCGAGCCGTCCTAGATGGGTCGGAGTGGCACTTTGTGGCCGACTGGGCCGCGGCTCAAACGAACACTGTTGTCATGACCTGCCCCGCTGGCAAGCGAATAGTTTTCACCTATGCCTTCTACACAGCGAACGATACTCAGACATTCCAATTTCAAGATGAAGACGATACTGATGTTTCTCCCACCGTCTACTGTAATGGTCAGGGGTCTGGTGCTGTCGAGCCTGGCGCCAAGAATATGCCGCTCTGGATTTTGGATACCGACAAAGATCTTGAGATCGACACGACGCAGGCGGTTGATCACGGGATCAGGGCAACTGGGTACATCATAGACTAGGAGGAGCATGCTTAGAAAACTGTTGTTTGCAGTTTCGGTGGTCTTACTGCCGGTGGTGGGCTATGCGGTGACGGCTCCGGTTTTTGATAACGCATCGACGAACAACGGGACCGCGAGCGTCTTTGTGCAATCGCATACGTGCAACGGCATCAACAGGTTTCTGCTCATAGAGATAGGCTATGATCCCACCACTGCAGATCCGGTGACGCTGGTGACTTACAACGGGACCACGGCGACGGAACTTTTCAATCTCGAAAGCGCCAGCGAAGGATTGTATGTCTATTATGTGCTGGATCCAAATCCCGGAGCGCATCCGGTCAGCATCTTTCTTTCGGCCTCGGTGAAGTGTGCGATCGGGGTAAGGAGTTATACTGGCGTATGCCAGGCGACACCGCTTGGAAACAGCTCCGGCGTGACAGTGAATGCGGCGAGCGGCGCTGTTACGGTCACGACCACGGAGGACGATTCGCTGGTGCTTGGGACTGCGGCGTGGGAGGGCAGCGGAATAATCACGGAGGATGTCAGTCAAACAGAACGGTATACGGTCTTGGCTACTTTGGGCACTGTAATATCCAGAACGAAGATGCTTGGTGATGACGAGGGCAAGGCGGTTGCTGGCGCTGTGGTTATGAGTTACGGCTACACGGCAAGCAATCCCGGTGTCATACACGCGGTAGAACTACACCCACCTTGCCCCGAAGACACACCAACGGCCACTCCTACTATAACGAACACGCCCGCAGTTACGCCGACCCCCGTATACCAGGACTACAAGAGGCTCATCTGGAAGGGGCATCCGGTGACGTTTGCCGAAGGTACTGCGTCACTGCTTCACCTCGAGAACAACGTGGTTGACGCTACTGGCCTGGAGGATAACTGGGTAAACACCGGACCGGTTCCGTTCAACGGAACGACCTATAAAGTGGGATCATATTCTGCTGGGCCGTTCGCTATTGCTGAATCTATTACCAACACCGTCGTTGCCACGATCAAGACAGTGGAGATGTATGCCCTCGTATTTACCGGCGGCGACTTTGCGGATGATAGAGCGTGGGAAACGAGCGACGGCGGGGTGCAGATGAATCTGCGGTTTGACAGGGTCGGCGGCCAGGTAAGCACTCGCATCTATTCTAACGGCTGGTCCGGCACTTACAATCTTTCCACGAACGTCTGGTATCACTTCGGACTGATCCTGGACGATGGGAGCGATGTGTATCTTTACATCGACAACACGGAAAGGCTAACGCTGGCGACCAACAATTCCCCGTCGGACACCCTGCACTATCTCGGGTGCGGCCTTAATAATGGCAACGTGTTTCAATACGGCCTTATAGACGAAGTGCGATTATCCACCGACGCAAAAACAAGTTTCCCAACGGAAGATTAGGAGGATAGATGAAACAGCTGGCGCTTATGATCCTGGTGGTGGCGGGTGCGATGTTGGTGGCGCAGTCGTTTGATACCAGCAAGGCGGCGGACCCGGTGAAGACAACGGATGAAGTCATTGCCGTGCGGGTCCCGATCAGGTATGACGGCAGGTTGCATCCGGCTATTCCGCGAGCTCTGCGGGAGCTGCGGAAGATGGACATCGTGCTTTACGATTCCGAGAACATGCGCGACGCGCGGTTTGCGATAGTGGTGATGGTGATCCCGGAGGAGAACGTAGTGGAATTCAACAAGCGGCTATCTCTATATCCGTCGGTCGAGAAGCTGACCGAGCAGGAAGTCAGGGACAACAAGGCCGTGTATCTACAATGCGAGCTGGCGCTTGACCACCTGAAGGACCGGGTGGAGTTCGCGCTGACTCCCTATGAGGCGGTAGGGGCGTTCAAGTAATTCTAACCAAAGAGGAGGAGTGAAGATGACGTTGGCAAGTTGGATTCCGTTGGTGCAGAAGTTGATCGGGTTCCTATCCAAGAGACTGGGCTCGGTCGTCGCCCTTGGCGTGGTGTTCGTGCTATGGGGAGACAAGCTATCAGATACCAAGGCCATAATCCTGGCCGCGCTGGTTCTTGGGTTCATCATCTCGCAGACCATCGAGGACTGCGTGGCGCTGCGCAGTGGTAAGCCGGCGCAGAACGGAGCGAGTGATAGTGGCGAGAAGGGGAGCGCGAAACTGCCCGCGTTGCTGGTCGGGCTGTTGCTGATCGGCACCATGGCCAGCGCCGAGCTCCTGCCGCTGATCGACAAGCTGGACCTGCAGGCTGGTCCCGGGCTGGCGGTCGTGGACTACAAGCCGTTCCGCGTCGAGACGGTGGGGATCGCCACGGCGAAGATCTACGAGCGGTGGGGATTCCAGGCGCGGCTCGGTGGGCTGCTCAACACCGATCACCGGGCGCTGGTGACCGGGCTGACTTACAAGCTGGTGCTGGCCAGGACGCGAGTGGACGGCACGACGACCAAGCCGCTGATCCCGGCCATAGGTCTTTGGGTTGCCGGCGAGCTTCTGAATACCCAGGAGGCCGAGGAAGACAAGGGCCGCGTCGGATTCCTTTGGGGCTGCATGGGCGTGATGATAGAGTATTGAGTTGGCGGGCGCCGAAGCTCGGACCGAAAGGCTGTGAACTCCTCCTCTCGGCGAGAGTCCGGCGCCTGCCTTAGGTGGGCCTGTTGATGGGTCCAGGTCATGGGAGCCCTCCCGCGCCTGGTCCTGTCTTCCCGAAGGCGTAGCCGACACGCCGGAGGGGCAGGCCCGCCTTTATTCTACGTAGGACCATCCACACGGGCCCCACGGGGCCGCCATTTGATCCGAATAGCTGACGGGCGTGGTCATATGCCCGGCCTTCTGTTCGGCCGCCACAGGGCAACCTCGGGGCAAATCCGCTTTATATCTCGGTGGAACAGCTGCGCCCGGGCGGATCTCGGGCGGGGATAACCCCTAGGAATAAATCGTAACTATTTGTAATATATCCCTTGACAGGGTATCGGGCCAGTGGTATAGTTGACTCATCAAACGAGGAGGAGTCATGAGCAAAGACAGGATGAAGGAAGAAGTGGGAAGCATCGTCGGCCCTTTCGAGTCTGGACCCCCAAGCGAAAACGAAAAGCAGTATCAGGTCGTCAGCGCGCGCAACGCGGATGACAAGATGACAGTTCGCGGGTTGATGGAGGCGACGAGCGAGGCGGTTCGCCGGATGGTAGAGAGTGGCGGCGACGAGCAGATCATAAGCGAAGTATAATTGCAGGAACACGAGCAAAAACAGGGAGGCGACATGAGCGAAGATAGGATGGAGAGGCGGAAAGAGACCGCGGTAGTGAAGAAAGCGCTGAGGGCGTATGGTATCAACGCGTATGTCAGCCACGGGAAGGGAACTGGCTGGGGATGGTTGAAGGTTAACGTAGGGACGGGCAACGGCTATCTGCACGAGAAGGTCATCGAGATCACCCAAAGAGCAACCGGCCGGCATGGCGAATATGATGGGAACATCAACGTGCATTGCCAGGCGCACTGGAACGTTCGGCTGGAGAAGGCTGAGCCGATCCTGCAGCCCGGGCAACCGTTGGAATCAGCGACGCCCAAGGAATCGCCATGCTGCACCGGCTACTGGATGAACGTATGGCACGACGTGGATGGTTATTACTTCAGGTGTCAGCGGTGTGACAAGATCGAGCGGATCAACTAACCGAGCAAAACAGGAGCAACCATGACCGACGAGCAAGGGCGGGCGATCGCCGAGACGATCACGAAGGGAGCCAGCGCCTACATTCTGGCGCACGGGCTGAAGGATCAAGTCGACTACGGGCAGGTGGCAGAGAAGGTGAAGGAGCTGGCGCGGGCCAGGATCCCCGGGTTGGTGGAGGAGCACGCCAAGGACCTGGCGAACACGGTGGGGATGGAGGCTGTGGTGACGGCCAGCTTCCAGCTGGACCTGGCGCAAATCGGGATTGATGCGGTGAGGTCAACGGCTAGACGGTAACACTTAACGAGGGAGGTAGACGATGGCTTACAGCAAGGAAACCTACGAGCGGGCGATTGAGCAGTTGGAAGGGAACGGGTCGAGCCACCACACCGAATTGATTGCCTGGTTCAAGAGCGAGATAGAGAAGAACGAAAAGAAGGCCACGGCCTGACCTTCTATCGGCATCCCCTCGCTTGAGGGGGTGCTAGTAGACGGCTAGACGGTAACACTTAACGAGGGAGGCGAGGCGATGCGCTGTCACTACTGCGAGCGGGAATCACCAACTGATATCTGCTGGGATTGCATCTGCCTGATATTCGAGGCGGTGAGGAACTATCTAGCGAGAAAGGGGAAGTGATGCCGAAGGACAAGGGAACGACGCGAAGGCGGGCGGCAGATCTGCCGACGACGCTGGATGAGTGGGTACAGGCCGAGCTTAACAAGAGGCCGGGGACCAAGTTCTCGCCGTGGCTCGTGCAGGTCCTGTATAAGGTGAAGGAGCTGCAGGAGGAGAAGGAAGCAGAGCGCGGGTGAAAGCCAAGGAGGGGTTATGAACGAAGCCAAGAAAGAGACGCAGCGGGTCAGGGCTTATCGGCTTGTGCTGCGCGGAGCGACGAACGGGGAGTTGACCAGCCGTAAGCACGGCCTGGCGTCGACATACAGGACCAGGATCTCGGAGCTGCGGCTGGACATGGCCGCTAAGTATGGGCCCCACCCGGAGGGCGACTGGATCCCTGGCCGCCAGATCGGCAGGGACGAGGACGGCACAATATTCATCTGGAAGCTGATCGTGCCGGCGACGGCTCTATTCCCGGAAGATCCCCTGGAGTTGCTGCCGGAGAATAAAGAAAAACCTTTGACCGGAAGGGGGGAGCAGCGTTCTAATACCACGCAGTCGGCATTTTCATTCTAAGCGCGGGAGGGAATCATGGCGGACAAGTCGGCAACGAAGGAGAAGAAGGCCCCACCTAAGAAGCACCAGAGGAAACCCAGGACAGCGATGGTAAAGAAAGACGACGGGCCCAGCGTGGAGCTCGAGCTGGCGCGGGAGATCGACGTGCGCACCGATGCCTTCTGGGCACCGCGGCGGGCGGAGATCATCAAGGCGCAGTTCGCGCCGAAGACCGACTGGGATCAGTTCTCTATCTATATGGACATTTGCAGGATGAGAAACCTGAACCCGATCGCCAATCAGATCTACTGCGTCATCCGGCCGACGAAGGTCAAGGAAGGCAAGACGGAGCGCTGGGAAAACCGTATGTGCATGCAGGTCAGCATCGACGGCTTCCGTCTGATCTCTGAGCGGACGGGCAAGTACCGGGGGCAGACGCCGCCGGAGTGGTGGGATCCTTACAAGATGAAGTGCAAGGTGGCGCAGATCAAAGAGCTGAAGGAAGCTGGGCTGATAGGCCCCGACGATATGGTCAATGACGATTCCGGCGACAGCGAAAAGAAAACGCTGAAGCAAGATGAAGTTTATATCTCTGGCTGGGTGAGGGTGTGGACCAAGAAGTATCTGCCCGCCGCCTCGCGCGTGGGTGTATACAAGGAAGGAGCGCAGGAGCCCTTCTGGGGAGTCGCCCGATACGCTGAATACGTCCAGATCTCCAACGGCGAGCCGACGGCCATGTGGCGCAAGATGCCGACGACGATGCTGGCCAAGTGCGCCGAGGCCCTGGCCCATCGCAAGGCCAACCCCCAGGAGCTGAGCGGGTTCTATAGCCACGAGGAGATGCCCGACACCGCGCAGATCCCCAGTGGACCGGCGGTCGATAAGATCAGGGAGGATTACGAAAAGACCTTGACGAAGGCCTGCCAGAAGATGTATATAGCCGGGACAAAAGCCGGCGGCAACCACGAGAAGATAATGGGTTGGCTCAGGGAACGCTATGGGGTGAAGGACAGCGCGAAGGAGCTGAGCCTCGAGCAGCTGAAGGAAGCGACGTTGATCCTGGAGAAGAAGGCGGAGAAACAGGGGACCGCGACGCGCCGCGGGCTGCCGGCAGCAAAGGGGGAGAAGGATGGCGAAAAGAAAAACTCCTAAGGGCTACATCAGCCACACGCAGGCGCTGACGTATTCTACCTGCCCGCTTCTCTACAAGCTCAAGTATGAGGACGGGATCATCCCGCCGACCAATTACCCGATGAAGCGCGGCGCCGTCATGCACACGGCGCTCAAGGAGCTCAACGACCTGGCGGCGGCCGAGGCGGCGGGGGTTGAGGACGTGGAGGGGCAGGTGGGGCAGCTGGCGTATGAGGACGTGACGCGGATCTTCAAGAAGGCCGTGCGGGCGGAGACTAAGCCCGGGGAGATCGAGCCGCGGGACATGCAGGAGATGATGGTCTCGCTGCAACGATCGGCCGAGAGGATCTACCGCACGACCGGCACGATGATAGAAGCGGAGTGTGAGGTCCAGGTTGAGTTCAAGAAGGGTCTCAACCTGTTGGTGATCATCGACAGGATAGATACCTGGGAGGAGAACGGTGCGGAGTTGACCGACTACAAATACGCCTTCAAGATCCTGAGCAAGAAAGACCTGCTCAGGGATCCCCAGCTGAATATCTATTGTTACGCCTATAGCATCATCAACCCGCATCTTGAGCGCTTCAAGTTAACGCAGGACATGCTGCGCTACGGCTTCAAGAACTCGGTGGAGGTCAACCGGGAGGACGTGGCGCACATCAGGGAATACCTGGAACACGTGATAGAGGGCATCGAGGCCAAGGACTACGAGCCGAGGATCAACGACTGGTGCCACTCATGTCTGCGGCGGGTCCAATGCCCTGCTTACAAGGACCGCTACGTGGTCAACAAAGAGGACCTGGCCGACGTCGAGAAGGCGCACGCTGAGTGGGTTGACCTCGAGGCAAAGAAGGCGCTGATCCAGAACCGCCGCGAGCAGGTTAGATTATTCATGGCGGGCAAGGTGGAGAAGCACGGCCGGATCCCGGTGGAGGAAGGGCTGCGGGAATGGTACTACTGGGAGACCGAGGGCAAGGAGCGGAACGCCAAGGCGACGGTAGAATTATTCATGCAGAATGGGCTTGATATAACGCCGCTGCTTACGGTATCATCCGCGGTCTACAACGAGAGTAGGAACCAGCTTTTCGCCCGGCTGCCGCAGAGCAAGATCACGAAGTTCCTCGAGGCGGAGAAGGGGTTGGTTAAACGCAAGGTGACCACCAGGCTGGCGCCGCGCAAGGTTAAATAGGAAAGATGATATGAAATCTACGATGCTGTCTGGTGAGTTTGGCGCCAGCTTTTTTGAGAGGGCGCTCTCGTGGAATTCAAAGGGGATATATCCTTACCTTGAAAGAGCTGTTTGTTACCAGGGGACTTGTGAGTACATACCGGCAAAGATCCACGTCGACGCCTTTGGCGGGGACCAGCCGCCGCGTGCTCCGAGCGTGGACGACCTGGTAAAAGCGATTGATGAGATGTGTAAGAGCGAGACGATCGAGCGGTGGAAGGATGCAAGCGGGCGTGAATGGTTGTTTCTCAGACGATGGTTTGGTGATAACTATTTCAAAAACAAAACAAAGCCAAAGGCCCCGAGGCCACCATCGCTGGCCAGGGCTGTGTCAAACGCTGAATGGGAAAACGGGAATTGCAGAAAGTTGTTTGAAAAAGGTAGAAAAGTTTCTGAAACTTTCGGAGTAGAAGTATTAAGTAAGAAGGAGAAGGTAGAAGTAGAAGAAGAAGCAGAAGGGCAAGAAGTAAAGGCCGTTTTCTCGTATTACAAGCTTAAGATTCAGCCAAAGATCCAGGACCTGCCGAAGCACCGGCTGGAGATAGCCCGGGCGATAAAGAAGTTCGGAGTGGACCGCTGCCTTAAGGCGATAGACAACCGCGAGCACGATGAGCGCTTCTGGAAAGGCGGCAACGGCTTTGCGCCGAACTCAACCAGGGGCGCGGCCTGGTTCTTTGGAGACCTGGTCAGGTTGGAGAGGTATATAAACCACAAGGCTACCCCGACGAAGCGGGATGGTAAATATCAAATGGCAGACCTGCAGGAGAAGATATGAACTGGCCGATCCCGAAGGACGTGCGCGACGATGTTAAACGGATACTCAAAGCTGGTGGTGTGTTCCCAAAACTCAAGATGGACACGCCGATCACCATCCTGTACGGGAGCGCCGGCAGCGGCAAGACCAGGTGGGCGGTCGGCATAGCCGCCGGCGGAGCGGGCTGGGAGTACTGCAACGCCCGGGAGCTGATCGACGAAATGCGGAACGGGTGCAAGACCGACGGCGGGGTAGTGACGAGGGAGGCGCATCTGCAAATCGCGCCGCGGCTGGTGATAGACGACCTGGCCGACGAGGGGGATGATCGTTTCAGCAAGAGGTGGACAAGCTATAGCCCGAAGGAGATATTCCGCCGGACCTTGATGGCCAGGTGCCGCTCCAACTACCGCACGATTATCACGACCAACATTACGCCGGAGCGGTTGGCTGAGCGCTACGACCACGACGACCCCGAGGAAGGGAACGAGCGAGGGGATGACCGCGGCAGGATCTTCTCCAGGTTCTGTGATCACACCAGGATATACTTCTTCCAGGGGGACCGGAGAAAGAACGAGGTATTCAAATTCAAGGAGCGCACGCACCTGGATGAAGGGAACGACAAGGATGGGAAGCCGCGCAAGCGGATCGAGCTCGGGGACAGGATCCCGGCGCTGTTCCCCGTCTACGAAGAAGTGGTGAAGGAGCCGGATCTTCCCGACGCGACCGAGGCCGACATCACCAAGGCCATTGACGATGTAAACGACAAGGGAGCGCTGGAGGTCAGCTATTACAACTGGCTGCTGGGCGGTAAGTTCAAGCACCTGATACCGGAGGCGTGGCATGAGCGAAAAAAGGCGCGGGATCGAGAGGCTAAGCTGGCGGAACGAGAGAGAAAGAGGCGGATTGAAAAGGCAGCTGGCCAAGAAGCTGATGCTGTTGTCGGCGTTGTTTGTGGTGGTGCTGGCGGTGATGTACCTGCTGGGTTACGCCGCGGGCCTGGCGAAGGGGCAAAGCCAAGCCCGAGAGAGAGTGGTGGTGATGGAGCAGGCGACCAGGTAGACCCAGGGGCCATGCCCGACTGGGATTAACCAGAGGGAAGATATGAAGTGTCCCAAGTGCGGTAGCGAAAAACTGATGCAGATCCATTCATCGCCAAGCGGGGACAGGCAGACGATAAGCTGCGATGAATGCGGCCACAGCTGGATCGAGCAGGACTGCGACGAGAACGGGAAGCGACCAACTAAAAGGTAGGAGGACCGATGGCAGACACGACCAAATGCTTGATATGTGGCTGCGAGGACAGCATGGCCTGCATGACAGACATGGGTCCGTGTTTCTGGATCATGAATGACGGGGCCGACGGTGTTTGCTCTGCTTGCGAGGAGAAGGCGCTTGAGATTGTAAAGGCGAATAAGGAGAGCAAAAAGTGACCATCAACGACAGCGCACGGCAGGCGATCAACGAGGACCTCAAGCGGGTGAAGGCCGCGATCCGGAAGAAGGAAGACGCTCGCAACCGGCTGGACCGAGATATTGATATCTTGCGCCAGCGGGCCGACGACCTAGACAAGAGCCTGGAGGATTGATGAGCAAGATCTCGAAGCATGAAGCCGCGAAGCGGAGGAAGGCTTACCGGGACACGCATCTATTCAGCTGGGCGCCGATCCTGGGAGAGAGGGGCTGGAGGCTGAGCTTGAAGAAGCCGGCGATAGTCCATCACATCGCCGGCGGAAGGCTGGTGGATGAATACGAACGGCCGGAAAACTATTTCCCGATCTCCGACTTCCCCGTAGCGAACGAGCACATGGGCTGGGCGCATGGCCTGGACGCGAAAGCGGCCAATCCTTTCTGGGATGAGACGGCTACAGAGCCCGGGCAGATGAAGCTCAAGGGCTACTGGCAGGCGCAGGCCAGGATCCAATGCTGGGCCCTGAAGCTGCTCGCCGGCGAGACGCCGGTAGTAGTGGCAGAGCAGCTGATGCGCGGCCGAGGACTAACCTGGTGGCTGCCGACAATGGGAGAGGACACCAGCCTGGAAGACGTGATATTGTCGGCTGCTGCGGTATTCGCAATGGACATAAAAGTCTTTCCTTGCCGGAAGGGGGTGATGCTGGTATAATATGCGTCGTTGATTGATGGGCGCTCGTCGGCAAAGCTGAGCGTCAGGCAGATCGGTTATCATGTTAAAACGGGAGGGAGCGATGGTTGCGAAAACAGGAACCGCGATGGCGACGGGCACTGCGATGATTATCCCACCGAAGCTCGAGAGTCTACAGAAGGAGGGCAACGCCTTGCTCGCCCGGGCTCAAGAGATCAAAGTCACCAGCGAAGCGACACACGAGGAGGCCGTGATATTCATGCGGGGCGTTAAAACGCTCGAGCGGGACATCAAGGCCGAGATGAAGCTGATCAAGGACCCGCAGAACGAGGCGCTGAAGCGCATGCGGGAACTGGAGAACAAGCTGCTGAGGATCCCCGCGGCGGCCGAGGAGCTGGTTGACCCACAGGTTCTCGCTTGGCGGAGGAAGAAACGGCTGATCCAGGAGGAGCGCGACCGCAAGGCCAGGGAGGAGGCCGAGGCAAAGGCGCTCAAGGAGCGCGAGGCCGAGGAGAAGCGGCTGGCCAAGCTGGCCAAGAAGGATCCGAACGCCGCCGAGAAGCTGGAGGAGTTGAAAGATGAGCCGCTGGTGGTCGCCGCGGTAGACACCAAGCCGGCACTGAAGAAGGTGGACGGCGGCGCGGCGCGGCAGGTCTGGGACTTTGAGATATTCGACAAGACAGCGCTGCTCCAGGCTGTGATCGACGGCAAGGTCTCGAGGGAGTTCATCAAGATCAGCCGGGAGGAGATCGGAAAGGTGGTCCGGGCGTCGAAGGGACAGGTAAGCATCCCGGGGGTAAGGCCATTCCAGAAGGAGAGCTCGTCTTACTCGAGCTTGTAACACGGGAGGCGCGATGCCGGATTTCCAGCAGGCGATGGTGATGGGCCGACTGACGAAGGACCCGGTGCTGAAGCGCGTGGGCGCGGAGGATACGCCGGTATGCAACTTCACGGTGGCGATAAACTCATACAAGAAGGGGGGAGAGAAGAAGGTTCATTTCCAGCCGGTGACGGCCTGGGGAACACAAGCCGAGAATTGCGCGAAGTATCTGAGCAAGGGTGATCCGGTTTTCGCGGTCGGCGAGCTGGAGACCAGCAAGTGGAAAGACGATGACGGCCGGGAGCATAGCATGACCAAAGTCATCGCGCGCAAGGTGCAATTCCTGAGGAGTAAGACGGCGAGCGAAGGAGGGGAGCCGCCGGAGCCTGGATCCAACATGGACCAGGTGGAGCAGCAGATGAAGGGCGATGGTGAGGATGACGTTCCATTTTAAGCGGGAGGGGAAATGCAGGACACACAGACCGCGAGGGTGGAGTTGGCGAATATACAGACGTCGCCGCTCAACCCGAGGAAAACATTTGACGCCGCCGCTCTCAAGGAACTGACCGAGAGCGTGCGGACCCACGGGGTGCTACAGCCCATACTGGTCCGGAAGCGCAACGGCGGCTATGAGATCATCGCCGGCGAGAGGCGCTACCGGGCGGCCAGGGCGGCCGGGCTGAAGCAGATGGACGTGCGGGTCGGAGAGTTCGACGACGAGCAGGTGCTGGAGATCCAGCTGATAGAAAACCTGCACCGGGCCGACGTTCACCCGCTCGAGGAAGCGGACGGTTACAAGGCGCTGATCAGCAAGCACGGATACGCCGCGGCGCAGGTGGCCAAGGAGGTCGGGAAAAGCCCGACCTATATTTATCAGAGGCTCAAGCTGACCGAGCTGAGCGAGAAGGCGCGCAAGCTATTCCGGGAAGGGAAGTACTCAACGACCGTGGCGCTATACATCGCCAGGATCCCGGACGCTGGCCTGCAGGACAAGGCGGCAGAGCACATCGTTGATGAGGCTCAATACATGGATGGCGACGGTGACGCCAGGGACCATATCAAATCCACGTACATGCTGCAGCTTGCCAAGGCCTCTTTCAGCACTTCGGACAAGGAGCTGGTCCCCGAGGCTGGAGCGTGTAAGGACTGCCCGAAGCGGACCGGCAAACAGCCGGAGCTGTTCCAGGACATCGGGAAGGAAGACCTTTGCACTGATCCCGCCTGCTTCCAAAAGAAGGTCAAGGCCCACATCAAGCGAGCGATTGAGCAGGCGAAGAAGCGCGGGGAAGACGTCCTCGAGGCCAAGGAGGCGGCGAGCGCCAGGCCCAAGGGATACATGGGAGTCGGTGGCAACTGGACCGACATCTCGGGTCAATGCGAATACGACGAGAAGCACCGCCTGTGGGCCAAGGTCCTGAAGGCCGACGACAAGCTGCGGCGTGGCGTGGTGTTCGGTACCAACGGCAAGAAGTACACGGTGGCCAAGACGGCGGAGCTGCGAGAGGCGATGAAGCGGCTCGGGTTCAAGCGGCTGCCGTATATCGAGCTTCAGCATCGCGCCAACCCTGCGGAGCAGGCGCGCGACGAGAGGAAGGAAGCGATAAGGGACCGCTGCCGCGAGATGCTTTACATTCAGATCTATGACCGGGCGAGCAGGTCGAAGGAGCTTGCCGGCGATGAGCTGAAGATGGTGATGGTGGCGTTGACCAGCGGCTACGGAGGTATCAGGTGGCGGGTTAGAGAGGCTATGAAACGGCTGAAGATCAACGCCATCCCCAAGTCCAGGCCCAACGTGCTGGTGGGGATCCTGATGGAGGCGCTGGCAAGAGACGACGGCAACGGATGTAAGGCGATGGCCAAGTTCTACAAGATAGACCTGAAGGTCATCGGAAAGAACGGGGCGCTGCTGGTGGATGAGGAGATCAAGGCGGCCAAGGCCAAGGCTGACAAGGAGGCCAAGGCCAAGGAGAAGAAGACCGGCAAGAAGAAAGCGGTCGCTTCGTAACCTTAACGGTGCGGAGACTAAGACGGCCGCAGGGGCCCGGGATGTTCCCGGGCCCTGGAGCCGGGAGGGAGATCATGGCCAAAGGTAAGATGAAGAAGAAGCTGGACCACGTCGCGCTCTATTGGTGGCGCTCTCAATGGGAGAAAAAGCCGAAGAAGGAAACGGAAAAGACCAGCTACGGCACATACCAGGTGAGTTTCGCGTGGCTGAAACTGGAGCTGCTTATCTCGTGGGACTTGGTGGACTAGCTTGGAGGAGTTTCAAGAGGGAGGAAAGCGCATGCTTAAGGGATTGAAGACTGACGTCAAGCGACTCGCGAAGGGACGGTATCTGGTGACGGTGAAGGCCAGCGACACTGGCCGTGGCAAGCTCAAGACCACCTATGACAACGAGGGGATCGTGGTAGACGACCAGGCCGAGGCGATGGAGCTGCTGGCCAAGGAAACCGCAATAGCCGCGAAGCATGTTGCGAACCTGACACTACCGCTGCCCTTCAAGAAGGACAAGAAAGAAAAGCCGGCCGGGTGAGCTAACCCTCGCCTGGTCGGCCAGGGGGAGGGTAGGATACAGCCCCACTGCCCTCCCCCAACTTCTTTAAGACTGGAGGCACAATGAATATCTTTAAGATGTCAAGGCGACAGTTCGAGAGACTACCCTCGCGCGAATGGGATGAGGATGTAGGTGAGTTCGACAGTTTGGTAATAATGCCCACCCGCCACGTGCATGATAGCGGATTCAGATGTATTGAATGTGTTGCTGCGATAAAGGGAAAGCCGATATGCCGCTTGGCCGGCGGCAGCGATGTAATTAACCTGGATGGGATAGGAGGGTATGGGCATAGGCCTTGGAATGGTATACCGAGCATGGTGCCGCCGAAAGGATGGTCTGTGGATTGCTTGAAGAAAAGCGGACTACTAAGACTGTTCGCCAATCATCATAAGTTGGAAGCAGGACCATCACTGTCAAACTTCGAGATATACGCTACGAGGAATAAAAGATGACCAACTGGCTCGAGAGAGGCAAGAACTTCAGCGGCGCCTACCTGAAGGGACAGGTGGCGGCGATGGACGGAAAGAATAAGAGCGCCTGCCCGTATGATACCTCGGTGATGGGCGGTTTTTCTCAGAGGTACACCCAAGCGTGGCGCGATGGTTTTGACAGCATAGCGGAGGAGCGAAATGATCGAAAGAGACTTCCACAAAAAACTTAAGAAGCACTACGAGAAGCAGGGCATCATGGCCTACAAGCCGCCGGATACCTGGGCCGAGATGTCCGGCAAATGTAAGCACTGCGGATCGGGGTTGGTGTGTGATCGCTGCGGCCGCGGCGCCGGGGATGATCCTAACCAGCGCTTCACGCCTTACAAGCCGGCCGACATCGCCCTGGTGAGCCAGTGGATCGAGGTCAAGACGGTGAAGGCGCGAACGGAAAAGGGCATGAACTTCAGGATCAATAAGCTCAACGCCGTGCAGACCAGAACGATGGAAAAATATGACGGGCTGGTCGGCGTGGGATTCGTCCAGGTGTGCAAGCCGGAGAAGGACAAGTCTGTGGGCCTGTACCTGATCAGGTGGGCGAAGATCAGCGGCAAGGAGGTATGGACAAGGGCGGAACTGCGGGACCTGGCCGAGACGATAGTGGAGGACGTCCTCGAGGTCGTGCCGGTGAAGGTGAAGAAGGTGACCGATCCGGTCTTCGAGTACCTGGGGAAAGAATAAATATTGCCACCGCCGGCAGCCGTGATATACTGTCTGGCGAGGAGGAGAAGATGGCCAAGGGTAAGATCAAGATCAGGTGTGAGGGGGCAACCTCAATCGACCTGCAGGAATTGACCGCCTTTCAAGGCGAGCTTAAGAAACTAACCCGCGACAATTTCAGAAAGCTGCGCAAGGAGATCCTGGAGCTGGGCTTCAGCGAGCCGATAAGCGTTTGGAAATCGGCCGGGACCAACTACGTGCTCAACGGCCACCAGCGGCTGCTGATCCTCAAGGAGCTGAAGAAAGAAGGCTACGCGATACCGAAGCTGCCGGTCAGCCTGGTCCAGGCGAAGGATTACAAAGACGCGAAGCGGAAGGTGCTGGCCATGGCGTCGCAATACGGACGGGCCAACATGAAGGGCCTGCAGGGATTCATCGAGGACACGGATATCACGATCGAAGAAGTGAGCGACAGCTTCAGCTTCGGGGAGATAGACGACAAGGTGGCCAATATGGTGGCTGGTATAGTGGCCGCCGGGAAGAAAGACGAAAACGACATCCCAAAGGCCCCCAGCAAGCCATCTTCCAAGGCGGGGGATATCTATAGGCTGGGGGAACATCGGCTAACCTGCGGAGATTCTACAAAGCCCCAGGTCCTCGAGGCTGTGATCAAGGGGGAGAAGGCCAAGTTGTGCTTCACGTCGCCGCCATACAACATGGCCGGGGCGATGTACAAGAACTACACCGACGATCTGAAAGGCAAGGAATACATAGACCTCAACCTGGCGGTGATCAAGAACGTGGTCGGTCACCTGGCCGGCTTTCTATTCTGGAACCTGAGCTATAACAAGAACGCGTGCTGGGAGTGGATCGAGATCTACTACAGGATCATCAAGGAAACCGGCCTGATGTTCCTGGAGAATATAGTCTGGGACAAGGGGAAGGCCATGCCGGTAGTTGGCAAGGGAGGACTGACACGGCAGTATGAGAACATCCTGGCGATGGGCACAGCTGAGGACGTGGCCCAGGATCTCGAGCTTTGCTTCCTGGGGACCAACCAGAAGGCGCACTACTTCAACAAGAAGGCGCTGCGGGGAGTGAGCAACTACTGGCGGATCACCACGATGGACTCGCAGACCGATGACAACAAGGCCTGTTTCCCGGTGGCGCTGCCGGTGCAGGCGATGCTGTTGATGACACAGCGAGACGACTTGGTGCTGGATCCATTCGCCGGGTCCGGGACCACCCTGATAGCGGCCGAGAAGATAGGGCGGCGCTGCGTGGCGATCGAGATGGCGCCGGCGCAGGTGGATCAGATAATCCAACGGTGGGAGGAGTACACGGATAAGAAGTCGGAGAAATTGTCCGGGTCCAGATAGTGCCCCCCTGGATCTGGAACCGGGCTGCGCGCCTTGGTAGCGTGGCCCGGGTTAAAGGGAGCGAGACCTAGCGGCCGCGCGGCCACGCCGGAGGATCCTGTCCTTCGATAGCTCAACCGCCGGCCGGGAACGCGTGGGATAACCGGCTGCCGCTGGTCCGCTCTGATCCAAAATGGAATGCGATCCATGTTACATAGAGGCCGGCGAGGAAGTGAAGATGGTCGAGCACCCCAACGGCGAGGTGTTTTTCTGCCCGACGTGCGGGCATGAGGCGGCGAAGCCGGACGTGGAGCCGGAGATAACAGCGGAACCTAAAGAGGAGGAGAAAATGCCAAGAGGACATTACGACAGGAGCAAGGCGAAGAAGCGCGGCGTGGTAGGAACCGAGAAACCAAGGAAGGCGCCGCCGACGGTGGAGGCTGTTAACCTGGTGACGGTGGAGCAATTCACCAAGGCGCTCGAGGACCTGAAGGAGGGGATGGCTGACCTGCAGCGGCTGGCCGAAGCCCTGGGGATGGAGGTCGTGCTGCGGAGAAAAGCCAAGGGTGAATAAGACCAAGATAGAATATTGCACCCATACCTGGAACCCGATGACGGGCTGCCGGCATGGGTGCGATTTCTGTTATGCGGCGAAGATCTGCAAGAGGTACGGGCGCAGCTTCGAGCCGGCATTACATCCCGACCGCCTGGATCAACCCGCCAAGATGAAGAAGCCGTGCGTGGTGTTTGTCTGTGACATGGGCGACATATTCAGCCCGGGGACCAGGACGGCATGGAGGGACCGGGTTAAGGCCGCAGCTGACGCGGCGCCATGGCATACCTATCTGTGGCTGACCAAGAACCCGAGATATGATGAGAGTTGGATCCGGTCGAACTGGTGGCTGGGCGCGAGCATCACGGGACCAGAGGACGCATGGAAGCGCGAAGTGATGGAGGGCGAGAACATCTGGTATAGCTACGAGCCGCTGTTCGGGGTGCCGGATCCCGAGAACGTCTGGAATGCTCAGCAGGTGGTAATAGGTCGAGCGACTAATCACAAGTCAGAGTGGAGCGATACCTGGGCGCGGCAGTTGACGCAGTATTACCAGAGCGTCGGCACGAAGGTTTACTGGAAGAATAACATCAAGGCTGACGGGCCGAGAGATTTATGCTGGAAGCTATATGACCCAGAGAGCAAAATTAGGAAACAAGTCGAGGAGGCAACTAATGGACGCTAAAGCAGCGGCGGTGGAAGCGATAAGGGATAAGCTAATTGAAGCGGCAAATCTCTATCGCCAAGAAATGAGCGGGGAAAAATACAATGGCGAAGACCCGGAGCAACTACGGAGGATAAGGTTTGACAACATTCTTTTCGCAGCCCTCGCGGAATACGAGACAGCTATCCGCCAGAGCATAGCGGAGGAGGTGGGGAAGCTACTGTCAAAGCGAGAAGAGTGCGGGACGTGGACGGTAAGGTTAGACAAAGTCCTCAACCTACTACAGCCTAACAAGGGGGATTAATGGACGCTAAAGCAGCGAAGCGCGACAAGCTAACGCTAGACGAGGCGGCGGAGGAGATACTTGAACTATCGGACAAACAAGGATTGCGGCTGGAACAGGAAAGGTGGGGATTCTTTATGGAGGCTTTAAAAGCAATCCTAACCAACCTCCAACCCACACCGAGCATCGGGATAGACGAGGCGGTGGAGGAACGAAACGAAAGAGCCGGGGCTGCCGTAGAGGAGATACGGAGAGCGGTAAGGAAAAGTTGCGACCTAACCGATGAGGATGCCAACTTCGTCGCGGCGGAAGATATCTGGCCGACATTCCACAAGCTGATGGAAGAAGGGCTACTCACCCGCCTACAACCAGACACAGCGGCGGTGCTGGAGAGGTTGTATGTTGTGATGGGGTCGCTAAAGAACGGGGCGAGGAACGCAGTGGAAGCTATGGACTATCATTGTGGGGCGAATGACGCAAGATTGTCTTGCCAGCGAATTGTGAAGCGAGCGATCGACAAAGCAAAGGGGGAGGACTACACCCCCAGCACCGAGGAGTGCGAAGCAGCGAAACAAGCAAAGGGGGAGTGATGAGCGGAAAGAAATGTAAGTGCGGCAGGTTTTTGAATCAAGACAAGCGCGTTGACACCGACGGAAGATGCCCGTCCTGCTTTGTGGCTTACTACGAGGGTTATCGGGATGCTATGTTGCGGCGCGATGAACTTAATGACAGTTTGTTTATGGCGATAAGAAAAAGAGTTGTGGTGAACGGGAAGTCTTTATCGCTCGCCGAAAAAGCAAAGCGATGGTTAGAGCAAGCAAAGGGGGAGCTATGACCAAAGCCGAAGAAATCCGTGCCGACCTATCACCCGACGACGTGGCGCACCTGGCCGATGAAAACTGCGAGTGCTACGACAGCGAGACACCGGGGGTTGTTCACAAGCACGGCGACACACACAGCATGTGCTGGACGTATTGCGAATGTGTCGAGCGGCGGCTTGCGGAGCGTGGGGATAACGAGCGCACACACTAACAGGACAGAGGAGAAGAAAACCGCGTGACGCCCAACGCCAAAAAGCCCAGCAAGCCGAGAAAACAGCCCAAGCCCACGAGGTTGAGCAAGAAGGCGAAGCTACAGATCATCATAGAGATCCTGACCAAGCAACCCGGCATACACCTGAAA